CTATTGTCGGCACATCAGGACAGAGCGGCCAGCAGGATCAGCCACCACCCAGTCATGACGGCCAAGAAGGCCAAGGCGCTCAAAAACAAGAGCGAGACATACCGTTGCAGCCTTTCGTACGAGATAAGCGGATGGCGGCGATTTTGGCGGGTTTTGGGGGACAAGGTAACGCTTGGGGAGGGTGCAAAAGGTGCCTTGGTCATAGTAGGGATTGAAGGTCTGTTTGGTGTCGTAGGATTGATAGAACCGTTTGCCGGCGTACCACCAGCGATCGACGACAGGGCTTTCGCGCTCAGCGCCATAACGAACGGTAGCGAAGTGGATCTTGGGGAAGGTGAGCTGATAGCCGGTAAACAGCTTGATGACCTTGGACAAAAGCGGGATGGCCAGGCGGTCGGCACGCTTGCAGGAAACAAGATGCTCGGTCAATGCCAGGCGGACTTGCTTGTCGATGATTTGCAAATCCTGAACGATCAAAAGCACGTCCCAGCCTTTCTTGCGGGCGTGAAGCATCCAATCAAGCATGGGCTGTCGGCCCTTGTCGGCATAGGCGCGGGTGTTGAGCCAGGTGCCGCACTCGTCGAGAACGAGTAGACCGTTTTTTTCCTCGTCGTAGGTGGTGTTACCCGACCCGAGCGCATCGAGCGCATCGGCTGTCGGGTAGTCGGGAAGGCGCTCAACGTAGGCCATCGAATCGCGCTTCTCGGCGAGGTGCTCCATCCAGATATCGAGGTTCGTGGCAACGCGGTTGCCACGGCGGAGGTAGTCATGGATGCGGCCAACGCAGACAAGGGTTTTGCCGCTGCCCAGCTTGCCGGTGATGACGTAGACGCTCATGTGATGTAGCTCAGGACTTTGATGTTTTCGACGTGCCAGTCATAGACAGCGCGCACGACGGTTGCGGAAATCACCACGGCGACACAAGCGGCGGTGTTGGATGGGACAAGCCATGACAATTCGCAGAGTCCAGGTGCGGCGACAAGGACGCCGTTTATAAGCCCTTTGATCGACATCCAGAAACCGAGGGTGAGCGCAGCGAGGGCGGTTAACGCGGCGGTGCCGATGGCAGCTTTTTTGGTCATCCACTGGCCGAAGAATCCAGCCAGCGAACCAAGGAGAGACGCGAGAAAGGCGATCATTATTTGCCACCTCCAAGACGGAAAAGAGAGAGGACATAGAGAGCAGTGAGCAGGCCTATGACCCACGAAAAAACGCCCTTGAATGTCTCCATCGGGCCGCACCAGTTGTAGGACGCTGTTTTGCCAAGAATGGTCATGGTCAAAGGCGCGCAGCCGCATTGAGCGGGGAGAAATCCGCCGATGGAAAAATCATCCTCGATGACTGCAGACTTAGACACCTCGGCGCCGAACAGGGCGGCGAGGCCATCCATGGCAGTGTCGAGGGCGGATTTTTGATCGCCGAGGGAGGAATCTACGTCCTTGGGGCTGAGCGCATCCTTGATGGCGGCCGTATCGGTTTTGATGCCGGTGAGGGTGCCTTCGGTTGCCAGTCCCGCTTTGTCGAAATTGACGTTAACCGGGGTTGTAGAAGTACCGGCCTGGGTGCCGGTGCCAGGTGCTACTCCAGATCCTTGGCCGGTGACCTTGGAAGCGCCAGACGCATCAGGAGCGGACAGGGTAGTCGTATTGGTTTCGGTGGTGTTGTTGCCATTGTTGGGGCGACTCTCGTTGACCGTAGAAGATCCATCCGGGTTGATCTGGATGGACTTGCTGGAGCCGTCCGGCTTGTTGGACGTGATGATGTTCGGCTGCACGGCAGTCGTAGCAGGGATCTTGCCGGATGCGCAATCAGGATCGCGGGGATCGACAGCAAAGCTGTTGCCAGTGCGTTTGATACCGCACCTGTCATCTGGAGGTTTCTGGACTGCGGACTCGTCGGTCTTGACACAGGAGCCATTGGATACGCTATAGCCCGATGGACACGAGCTAACAAAAAGCACGGTCGAGTAACCCACATAGCCATCGGAAAAACGAACCGACTTACAGACACCAGAGATCGTTCCATCAGGAAAGGTAGAAGGAGGCTCAGGAATCCAGGTGTATTGGTTAACAGAGTTAGTTTCGTTGGCGCAGGCAGCGTCAGGACTGTCATACAAGGGACTGGAAACGGTTTTGCGGAATTTGCCAGAAAGGGGAAGGGTGTCAGGCGCAACAGGCTCAACAGATCCGGGCGGAGCAGGCTTCCAGCCCGGCGGCACAGGCAAAACGGCCGCGGGAGAGAGCTGAACATCAAGATTAGAAGACTGATTGGATGCGGGATCGAGAGCGAACGTCAGACCTGCGACAGCAGCACCAATGGCGACGGTACCGAGCGCAGCCGGAGCGCCGAAAACGAGAGCGAGACCAGCACCAGCCCCACCGACAGCAGCGACGATACCGGCCGTGCCGAAATCATAGGCGTGGGCAGAAGGTGCGGCCAGAAAAAAAAGCAGAGCAGTAAGGGAAGCGATTTTTTTCAAGAGACACCCCGAATAGAGAAAAGAAACGTCCTCCCCCCACTCCCCCGCTGGCGCGTGGTCGGGGGGGAGGACGTTTTGTTACACAGCGCGGCCGAGCATCTTCTTCACGAGGCGGATACCCAAGATGATCAGCATGATCGAGACGACCGCGCCAGTTGCCAGGCCGCCCAGAGTTGCGGCGTCCGCCTCCAGCGCGGTGATGCCAGCGGAGACGGCACCATCGACAGCGGCCTCAGCCGGAGCGGGATTGAACAGGGAAGCAAGCGCGACGGAACCGGCGACGGCAAGCGTTTGAGCGCCAGCCTTGACCTTTTGCACACCAGCACGGGTTTTTTGATACGCGGTTTTGATCCAAGCAAACATTTCAGACTCCTTAGATTTTGCTGGCTAGGCGAAGGTTGAGCCGTTGCCGGTTGCCGTCCGGTTTACGGTTTTTTCCCCGGAGGGAAAGGAAGTCAAATCAGGTCGAGGAACTGGCGAACTGCCTTGATACCTCGACCGATAAACCAGCCGATGCCGAACGCGGACAGCAATGCGCCAATGAATTCGGCTTCGGTCATGAGAGCAATCCCGCAATTAAGCCGATGCCGAACATGACAGCGATGCCGACAAGCTGGACGGTGGTGACAGTATCCATCAAGACAGAATCCAGAGAGCGGCAAGGCCGATGCCGAAAATGAACCATGCGATATTGCGAAGATCGCGGGCAATCGAAGAGGGAGAGGGATTCATGATCTTGGCCCATTGCTTGACCATGAGAGGGTGGCAGTACATCACGCGGCCCCATTGCAGGACGAAGCCAGGTCAAACAGCCAGAGCGCCAGGTCAGGCGGTGTTTTTTCGCGCTCCGTGCGGCCCATAAGCTCAATGCGGCCAGATGCAACGCCCAGGTGAAACGGGACAGCAGGCAAGCCAGGTGCGCCAACGATATAGAGCCAGGTCGATTTCGGCGCACGATGGCCGAACCACGATTGGCTGATTGGGTAGGTCAAGCCGCCGAACGAATCACGACAGCCAGGTGCAGGCAGACCAGCAGCCGGCCACAGAGTCGAGCAGGCGGGATGTTCCAAGACGCCACCGACGCGGCGAACCTGATCGACAGCGAAGAAGGCCAGCTCGGTTTCGGTTTTCTGATGCTTTGAAAGATGACGAAGACGACCCCAAGCACGGCACGGAGGATGCGCGACAACCGGCAAGGAACCGGCATAGGTCAGGGCGTCCCGGTCTTCGTCGTAAACGTCAGCCAGGTCAAACGCCTTATAGGGGCTGGTTCGATGGGCAAAAAGAACGGCGGCGGTTTTCATCACGCGACCCTCCGGATGTCGTCCCAATTGGCAACAGGCCGGGCCAGGTCAAAGCGAACACGAGGGAAGGGAATGACGATTGCATCGCGGAGGTGCTGATCACTGATGCCGGCGCGACGAAGCAAGGTTTGATGATGAGTGAAGGTGCGACGGCTCATGCTGTCCTTCGTCACTTCGTAACCATCAGCACGGATGTTGCGATAGGTCGAGAATGCCGCACGGGCTTGGTTCTCACTGCATTCATTGGCCGTCATGATGGCCTTCAAGATATGGTCTCGTTCCATGTTCTTTACCTCGATTCCGTCTGCGATGAGCGGGACAAAAAAGTCATTATGCAAGGCGATCAACGCCTCTTCATTCAGGTCTTGCCAGCGCTTGCCAGCTTCTTCAAGGCGGCGAAACCATTTCGCGCCGCGTGTGTGTTCCAGGCGGATTACTTGGTCGAGTAGGCCGACGTTTTCCGGGAGGGTTTGAAGCTTGTTCTTTTTCCAGAGGTGCTGGACTTGCGGGCCTTTGTGGTAGGCCTTGCCTTTGCTGAGGTCCGAGCCGGGGTTCCAATAGACGGTATCGCCGCCACGGTTATGCGAGCTTGGGCGGCGGCGTGCGCCCGCTGAGACGAGCAGTTGAGCGAGTGCGTGCTTGACGGATGCCGCATCGGGCAGCGCGTAATTGGCGGTAACGTCGATCCGCCGGCATTGCCAATGATAGACATCAGGTAGCAGGAGTTGCAGACAGCGGCTTGCATGGTCAATGAGCACCTTTGCGCAGTGATTGATGTCGAGGCTACCCCAGACGTTGAAGCCGTGTTCTAGGCTGGCCGGGCTGGCACCGATGACCAGCACATCGGTTTTGCCGTCGCCGGTCAGTTGCCAGTAGAGACCTGGAGAATCGGAGCGCAAGGCGTCAATGTCGAGGGTGCGCTTAATCCAAACAACTTCGCCAGACGAATCGCATGAAACGATATGTCCCGAGAAGGCGGCCACCCGCGCATACAACGCGGGGTGGCTTTGGGCACTGATAGGAAGGCGCATGGTTAGCCAGTCGATCAGGTAAGGTGAGCAACCCATTGCTCAAAGTCCGGGTATTACAGTAGACCCGGACTTTTAAGCCGCCGCCTTGTTGACCGCCTGCGCGGGCAGCTTGAAAAGCTTCAAACGACCGATGGACAGGCCGCCGTACTGGCCAACGATCAGGCTGGATGCGTCGATGGTGTAACGGCCTGTGTCGTACGGAAAAGCATTGGGTTCGAGGGTGATGTCGATAGGGATGAGACTGATTTCGCCGGTGATGGTGTCGGCCTGGTGCAGGTGGCCACGCTGGGTGATGATTTCGTAAGGTTTGCCGGTGGCTTTGGCGGTGCCGCGCTTGATGGCGGTCTTTTGGCTGTTCACGTCGATGGTGATTTGCAT